AAATATGGTGTTAATCCATCAGAAGTGGTTTACATCGTATCTCAAAGAACATACTTTGAATTGCTAGAAGACGCTGAGTTCCAAGATGCTAACCTAGTTGGCGACATGGCTACTAAGCTAAATGGTGAAATCGGACAGGTATTCGGTTCAAGAGTACTATTATGTGACGAGTTCGCTACTCCAGCAGTAAGTAAGTTTGCAGCTATCGCTGTTTACCCAAGAAACTATGTAATTCCAAGATTAAGAGGAGTTACAATCGAGTCAGACTACGAAGTAGCTAATCAAAGAAGAGTCCTAGTGGCTTCTCAAAGATTAGGATTCATCGACTTAATTGACGGTGCAACTTCTAAGTGGGGACACATGTACAAAGCTTCCTAATAGCTTTACAGGTTTTTGGTGGTTTACCTATAAACCACCACTTTTAAGATTATGGCAGATTTAATAACAGTAGTACAATATAAAGACGCAGAGGGTCTCCGTGGTGAGAAGGACGACGACCGTCTTAATGTAATAGTACCACAAGTCTCTGACTTAGTAAAAAAATACTGTGGCATATCTTTTGTAGACTTTTATAGTACAGATAAAGTTGAAACTTTTTCAGTCGATGATAACTATACTACCACCATAATAGTGAGTGAAAGTCCGTTAGTCGAAGTGAGTAAAGTAGAAGAAAGGGCAAGTTACTCTGGAAGTTATGTAGAATTAACTACAGGTAACTATGAATACTATGTAGACTTAGAGTCTGATGCTATTATAAGAACAAATTCACAGGGTAAACCGATTGCATATAAGCAAGGAGTTGGAGCTGTAAAAATAACATATAAGGCAGGATATTCTGAAACACCAGATGATTTAAAATTAGCACTTTTTGATTTAGTTAATTATTATATAAAAGATGAACATAAAGAAAGAAGAACACTTGGTGGAGCAACTATAAATAACCAAGGAACTGCAGGATTAAGACAGTCCACAGACTTTCCAGACCACATCAAAAGGGTACTGGATTTATATAGAGTTGTTATATAATGGCAATAAAAAGTTTAGAAACAGAAATAAAAGAAATTTTAACAGTAGCTGGTCGAAAGAGTAGAGAAGAACTATCAAAGAATAAATTTGAAACTCTTATATTTGAAGAAAGATTTATAAAGGAGTGGTGTGAATATTGTCAAGAGTATATAGGTTTAACACCAAGAAGAGAAGTTACCCGAAAAATGACAGCACGATTTTTTAAAGCAATAAGAAATAACTTTAGAAGGTCAGGAAACTTATATGCAATACACCCTATAAAAGGGGGTCGTGGTATAGAACTTACTAAGTTAGATAAAGGAACAAAAGGATTTGAATTTAAAACAAAGGCATTAAATCAAACACTTATAAAATGTAAACAAGAAGCTTTAGATGTTTTAGGTGATACAGTAAAGCACGGTACAACAGCAGCTACAGCATTGAAAGGTGAATTACAAGGACATCATGGCGGACCTGAAGAAGATGATTTAAAAACAACTATGGGTATGGTAGGTATAGCTGATAATATATCACATATGAATAGAGGCGATGTAGCCTCTATAGATGTTATGCTTGATGAATTAGACCAAAGAAGTCCAGAAACACTTTTAAGAGAAGTAGTACAGCAACAATTCTCAGACTATATAGAACTAAAAATGGGATATACAAGAACTCCTAGAAATGTAAAAGTTATAAAAGGTCAAGGAAGTGCTAGAAAAGTTGAAACATATGAAGTTGAAAATGACATACAAATAAAATTTGCATTAGGTGGAAAGGTTGGAAAAGGTGGAGAGTATACTAATGCTATGACAGACTGGGATACTCCAGGTGGAAGACTTAAAAAGGGCGAGAATGCTAAACTACCACCAGCAATAGATAAGCTATTAGAAAAAGTTGAAAAGAATACTTTAAAGTTTGTAGAGAAGCATAACTTAACTCACGCTTATGATATGCTGAAACTAAAAGGAAGTCCAAGTCCTATAGACCATGCGGTGGCAGAGTCACCAAAAATCATAGTAGGTAATATGTTTCCACACAGAACTAGACCTGACATGAGATTAAAAGTTAATAAAGCGTTATTTGCTGTAGGTAAAAAACCTAAGAAAACAGCTACTAAGTTAATAGCTGCAAAGACAGCAACAGGAAGGTATAGGAGAAAGATAGGCAGAAAAGGAGTACCACCTGTAGCAACAAAATCAAAAATAGATGGTAAAGCAGGACAAAATCCAATAGCATTAAGAAATTTACTTAATGAAGTTTTACCAAAAGCAATAGCAATGCAAATGATTTCACCAAAGTTACAGTATAGAACAGGGAGATTTGCAAACTCAGTAAGAGTAGAAAATATATCATCAGGGCCAAGAGGTGGTAATACAATGATAGAAACAACTTATAGAAAAGACCCTTATGAAACTTTTGCTAAAGGGGGTAAAAAATATACATTTAATAGAGACCCAGAAAGGCTAATAAAAAGCACAGTAAGAGGCATAGCTACAGGTATTATAGGTGGAAGATTTGGCGTAGGAGTTAACTAATGGATACGACAATAGCAAGGAGACATACCACGCGTCGTCGTGCCATAATTGAAGCACTATGCACAAAACTAGAACAAATAAATGGCAGTGCACCTTTTAGAACTTCAGTCGCAAGAGTAGAAAGACGACTAAAGTTTTGGGACGAAGTTACTGAGTTTCCTACAATTCATGTAGGGGCAGGGGCAGAAACCCGAGAATATGAAGGCGCGGGATTTAGATTTAGATTTTTACGAATAACAATTCGATGCTATGTGTCTGATGATGACGATGTCATCTTAGCACTAGAGGAGTTGTTAGAAGATGTTGAAAGTGTACTAGAGGATAATGACCCACTAGGTTACACAGATTCAACAGGAGCATCTCAATCAACAGTACAAACAACAATTGCTACTGTAGATACAGATGAAGGAGTTCTCGAACCTCTAGGCGTTGGCGAAATCGTCTGTGAGATTCGATATTAATTAGGAGAATAAAATGGCATTTTTCTTTAGTAGAGATACCAAAGTGTTTATGAAATGGGCTTATGATTCCAACAATACAGCTTTATACGAGCTACCAGTATTAGACGGATACTCATTTTCTCAAGCAACAAACACATCTGAGGTTACTTTAAGTGAAGCAGCTAACTCTTCTGGATATAGTAAAAGAGGTAGAGCAATGTTTACTGACTCTTTTGCACCAGCAGAATGGAGTTTTAGTACTTACATAAGACCTACAACATCTGACTCAGGTAATGCAGCAGCGTCAAATCAGCACGCTGGAGACAGTAAGAAGTTTGCAGTAGAAGGCCCACTATGGGCAGCTATGTCAGCAAATACTTATGATAACGCTATTGCAGGTTCAGGTGGAGGTAAAGTCTTTGATAGTGCCGCATCAACTTATGAGCCAAATGTATTTGATTTTCAAAACTCAAATCAGGTGGCACTCGGAGTTTTTGATTTATTCTTCGTGTTAGGAGCAGCAAAAGATTCAACTACAGGTTTATATGAAACAGGACAAGATGGAGTAACCGTCTACAAACTAGCAAATTGCTCAGTTGGTTCTGCTTCAATAGATTTTGATATTGAAGGTATTGCTCAAGTAGCATGGAGTGGTCAAGGACAAACAATTGAAGAAGCAGCAGCATTAAACACTGGTACTTCAGCAACTAATGACTCAAACTCTCAATCAGTAGCGGCAGAAACAACCGACGGATTGATTAACGAAGGAATTAGTTCAACCTCTAACTATGTTAGAAATAAATTAACAGACCTAGCAATTGTGTATGACCACGCAAATACGTCTGGTACTAAAGGACTATTAGGTTCTAGTAATACTACTTACTCTGTTACATTAACAGGTGGTAACATTACAATAGAAAATAATCTTACTTACTTGACACCAGAAACACTAGGTTCAGTAAACCTTCCATTAGGTCATGTAATGGGAACAAGGTCAGTATCAGGTAACTTTACCTGCTATTTAAATGACACAAGTGAAGGCTCACTTCAATTATTTGAAGACCTTCAAGAATCAAGAGGTGTTATTACTAATGCATTTGATTTAACATTTGGAATTGGCGGTAGCGCATCTACTCCAAGATTGAATGTTGAAGTAGCAAAAGCTCACCTCGAGTTGCCTAGCCACAGTATTGAAGATGTAATATCTGTAGATGTAGCCTTCCATGGCTTACCAAAAGATTTATCTTCAGGTACAAAAGCAGACGCAACAAACGAAATAAAATTAACTTATACATCATAAGTTTATTAAACTCGGGAGGGTGTAATAACCCTCCCACTTTATAGGAAAAGAAATGACAGAAGAAGTAAAAAAACAACCAGTATCGCTTAAGAGTCTTTTGACTCCAAGCAAAACAGTATCAATAGATTATCCTGGGTATGATGGCTTTGTTGTTGACTTAACATATTTAAGTAGAGAAGAATTACTTAAACTTAGAAATAGATGTGTTAAACAAGTTTTAAATAAAAAGACTCGTGCTTTTGAAGATAAACTTGACGAAGATTTATTTATGGTAGAATATGTAGCAGCAATTCTAAAGGGGTGGAAAGGCTTAAAATTCAAATACTTAGAAGAGTTTCTATTGGTAGATGTAAGTGGACAAAACCCTGAAGACGAATTAGCTTTTAACTCTGAAAACGCAGAGTTGCTAATGAGAAATTCAGCAGATTTTGACCAATGGGTAACAGATACTGTAGGAGACCTGGAAAATTTTACACAGAGCAAGTAGAACAAATACTTGCGCTGATTAAAAGGAATTTCAAAGATACAGGCATAGATATTAACAAGTATCTAGCTCTATGTGAACAACTCGGTGAAGAACCAGACCCAGAAAAGATGCCCGTAGAAAGGGCTACTTTTCCATTAGAGGTACAAGAAGCATATGTGCTTCATGATTTTTTAGCTGAGAGATGGGACGGAGCTAGTGGTTATTACCTCGGTAAAGATTACTCTGCTTTAGACACTTACATAAAACATTTAGAAATAACAGACGCAAAAACAAGTCTATGGTTTTTAAAGCATATTGAATATCACAATATGCAAATGATTAACGAAAAAGTTAAAAGACAGAGAGAAGCGGAAAAACGCAAGGTAAAAATTAAGAAGTAATGACAAAAAAAGTTAAAGGTGCAATAATTAGTTTTCAGGTAACAGATGATGGTACCTTAAAAGCTATTGGAGCACAAGCAGGAGCAACAGGAAAAGCACTCGGTGGAGTTGGTAAATCTTCTCGAGATGTTAACCGTAACATGCAGGCTATGTCCGGTCGTGTCGAATCAGGCACGAAAGGCTTTGCTCGTATGCAACAAGGAACTGGTGGTCTTGTTCAAGCATATGCTATCTTAGCTTCTACTCTATTCGCCGTTGGAGCCGCTTTCAGAGCCTTAGAACAGGCACAAAACATTCAAGCCCAGATTCGTGGGTTTAAGGAATTAACAGCAATAACAGGTACCTCCATGCTATCTATCACAAATAGTGTTAGAGCAGCCACTGGAGGTCTACTTGACTTTCAAACTGCAGCACAGCAAACTGCTATCGCAACCGCAGCAGGATTTTCACAAAACCAAATCGTAGCACTAGCCGAAGGAGCAAGAAATGCTTCTGTTGCGTTAGGTCGTGATTTGACAGATTCGTTCAACAGATTGATTCGTGGTGTGACAAAAGCCGAACCAGAACTACTCGATGAACTTGGTGTCATTTTGAGACTAGATATTGCTACAAGAAAATTTGCAGCCGCAAATGGATTATCAGCAGAAAAGTTA